TAAAACATGGTGGTACAATTGATAAATATATGGGAGATTGTATCATGGCATTTTGGGGTGCACCACTTGACGATGATGATCAAGTAGAGAATGCAACCAAGGCGGTTCTTGAAATGAAAGAATCTTTAGGAGAACTTAATGAAAGACTCAGAGAGGAAGGCTTGGATCAAATTAATACAGGAGCGGGAATCAACACAGGACTCTGCGTGGTGGGTAACTTCGGTTCTAGTAATCGTTTTGATTACTCTGTACTCGGTGACAGCGTTAATCTAGCAGCTCGTTTAGAATCAAGTTGTAAAGAATATGATGCAGATGTTATTATCTCAGAGTATAGTTTAGTTGATGGGTATGATTACAAATTCTTAGATGAAGTAACTGTCAAAGGAAAATCAGAACCCGTTAAAATCTATACCATACGAAAATAGTACTTGACATCTGTTTGGAGTTTTAGTATAATAATAGCATGTGAAATTCTCACAACGGAAACGGAGTCAACATGTCAGATGACGAAATGAATAAGATACGAGTAGATTTAGCCAAGATAGAAACTGTGGTAGCAGAACGGTGGAAAACTGCGTTTAATCGTTTTGACGAAATCGACGAAAGATTAAATAAGATTGACACTTATATTATCTCAGGAGCAGGAGGAGTTATTCTCTTCATGGCAGGATTAATAGTAACACTATTAACAATACACTAGGACAATAATATGGAATACACAACAAAAGAAATGAAAGCAGGGAAACCTGAAATAAAAACTGACAAAGAAGAATCACCATATACAATTACTCACAAAAGAGGAATGTATATTGTTAGAGATTTAAAACTGAATCGTTTAGGAACTTTTTTAAAAGAAAAAGATGCCAAAGATTTTATCAAAGAATTATAAGGACAGACTTGCAATTTGTAAAGAATGTCCAAACTTCAAACTTAATGTTTGTAAAGTTTGCAAATGTTTTATGCCCATAAAGACTAGAATCAAAAGGGCAAAGTGTCCGAAAGGACTTTGGAGATAATTATGCCTTATCACTCAGGTAAAAAGAAAAAGAAGAAAAATGGTAAAAAGAAAAAAGGTGGAATGAAGAAAAGAAAAGGTCTGACCGCCAAACAGAAAAAATTACCATTAGCATTGCAAAGAGCAATACTTAAAAAACAGAGAGGAAAATAAATGGAATTTTTAAGAAAGATCTGGAACATTATTACGTTCAAAGACTTAAACTTTGATGGCATTGTCGATATAAAAGACAAGCTAATCAAAGCAGAAAAAGATGCCCGTAAGAAAAGTTAAAGGGGGCTATCGCTGGGGCAAATCTGGAAAAGTTTATAAGTCCAGAAAAGCAGCGGAACGCCAAGGAAGAGCGATTTACGCATCAGGATATGGCAAGAAAAAGAAGAGATCCAAAAAAAGGAACAGGTAAGAAACCAAAAGGTTCTGGAAGAAGACTGTACACTGACGAGAATCCAAAAGATACCGTTAGGATTAAGTTTGCCACTATAAAAGATGCGAGGGCGACAGTTCGAAAAGTTAAAAGAGTCCGTAAGTCTTATGCTAGAAAGATTCAAATACTAACTGTAGGCGAACAACGAGCAAGAGTTATGGGAAAGAAAACTGTCGCATCAATCTTCAAGTCTGCGAAAGCAGGATTAAGGAAAAGACGTGGCAAGAAAAAGAAAAAAACTTAAGAAACTTACTAAGCGTCAAAAAGCAACTCTTCGTAGACACAGACCTCATCATACGAAGAAGCACATGACAGTAATGGTAAGAGCTATGAAAGAGGGTAAAACATTTACCCAAGCGCATAAATTAGCTATGCGAAGAGTAGGTAAATAATGGCAGTTAGAAGAAGAAGAAAAAGAAAAGCCGCTAAGAAAAGACCAGTACCAACAAACCCATCTCTTTATGCGAGAGTAAAAGCTGAAGCAAAGAGAAAGTTTAAAGTGTATCCGTCTGCTTATGCAAATGGTTGGTTAGTTAGAACTTACAAAGCTCGTGGTGGCAGGTATCGAATGGGTACTGGCCGTAAGAGGAGAAAGTAATGCCACGACATAGAAAACCAATAGGCGGCTTAACTAAATGGTTTAAAGAAGGCTGGGTAGATATATCAAGACCAAAGAAAGGTGGAGGATATATGCCTTGTGGTAGAAAGTCTGCCAGAAAAAGTAAAAGAGGATACCCTAAGTGTGTTCCTGCAGCAAAAGCTGCTAGAATGACTAAGGCACAGATTCGTTCGGCAGTTCGAAGAAAAAGAGCTGTTAAACAAGGAGTCGGAGGTAAACCAACTAATGTTAGTACCTTCGCTAAAAGAAAAAAGCGTACTACGAGACGTAGAAAAAGACGCTAAGCAAAAGAGGAGAAAAATATGGCTAAAACCTTAAGCAATCCTACCGGTAAGCACGGTACACAAAAAATTAGAAAGCATGTACTCAAAAGAGGACTTACAAGGGATCTAAATGCAGCAGCTGGTGTAGCAGTAAACTCAAAGATTCCTTACAGCATGGAAGCAATGAGATATGCAGCTAGACCTAAAGCAATTGGTCCAAGATTTGGTAAAACAGCTAATCCACCTAGAGCAAGGTTTCCAGGTAGACGAAGAAGAAGATAATGGCACTTACAGCAGCAGAAAAAGCTAGGTTAAAAAGAGCGGGACTTAGTGGTTTAAACAAACCAAAGAGGACACCAAAACACCCTACCAAAAAAGCAGTAGTTGCTGTAAGAGTGGGTGGTAAAGTAAAAATTATTCGTTTTGGAGCGCAAGGCATGGGGCATAATTATAGTCCTGAAGCCAGAAGAAGTTTCAAGGCGAGACACGCGAAGAATATCCGTAAGGGTAAATCTTCAGCAGCTTATTGGGCAAATAAAGTCTTTTGGGCTGGAAAAGGTGGCAGTAGAAAAATGCCTCCTAAATCACAAAAACACGTTAAAGGAATAAGAAGAAAAAGGAAAAGAAGATGAGTAGAACTTCAAAACGAGACGGCAGAAAATTATGGCTAGATGAGTGCTTTGTTAATAGCACCACTCTCTTAGTAAATACTGAAAAAGTAGAAGAAAAAAGAAAACTAACTAATAGAGAAGCTTATATTAAACAAGTTGCCGCAGCCTTTTGTTACTTATACCACAAAGTTCAGGAAGAAGGATTACTAAAACCTGAAGATGAAGATAACTTTTTTAAAAACGAGACAATTCACTAATGCTAACAATAAGTCGAGAAGATATAGTATCAGACTATCTGATGAACTTTATAGAGCATGATCGCTTTATAAAACTCCCTATAGATGGATACATGGAGCTACTAGGAATAGAACCTAATAGCAGTCAAACAGCAATAATAAATGCACTTAATAACCCCAAATACAGATTTGTATGTGCTGCGGTTTCTCGTAGGCAGGGAAAAACTTATATTGCAAATATTATCGGACAGCTAGTATCTCTAGTTCCTGGTTCACATATTTTACTAATGTCTCCTAATTATTCCTTATCACAAATTTCTTTTGATTTACAAAGAAACTTAATTAAACACTTTGGTTTAGAAGTTGTAAAAGACAATGCTAAAGATAAAGTAATAGAACTTTCTAATGGGTCAACAGTCAGAATGGGATCAGTAAATCAAGTTGACTCAGTGGTCGGTAGAAGTTATGACTTAATTATATTTGATGAAGCAGCTTTAGTAAATGGTAAAGATGCTTTCAATGTAGCACTTCGTCCTACACTAGATAAAGAAAACTCAAAAGCACTTTTTATTTCTACTCCTCGTGGAAGAAATAACTGGTTTGCAGATTTTTACTACAGAGGTTTTAGTGATGAATACCCTGAATGGGCATCACTTAGAGCAACCTATCACGAAAACCCTAGATTATCTGAGCAAGATATAGCTGAAGCTCGAAAGAGTATGTCAGAAGCTGAGTTCAATCAGGAATATGAAGCTGACTTTAATATTTACGAAGGACAGATCTGGACATTTGATCATGAAAAATGTATTGCAGATTTATCTGAATTTGAAACTAAAAACATGGACGTATTTGCTGGAATGGACGTAGGGTATAAAGATCCTACTGCCTTTTGTGTGATAGCATATGATTGGGACGAGCAAAAATACTATCTTGTAGATGAATACCTAGATGCAGAAAGAACTACAGAACAACACGCAGCACAAATACAAAAATTAATTGAAAAGTGGAGTATTGATTGGATCTATATAGATTCCGCAGCTCAGCAAACAAGATTCGACTTTGCACAAAATTATGATATAACTACTATAAATGCCAAGAAGTCTGTATTAGATGGAATTGGTAAAGTGGCAACGGTAGTAGACAATGATTTACTAATTGTAGATCAGAGATGCGATGAAACATTGCTATGTCTTGACCAGTATCAATGGGATCCAAATCCTAATTTGATGAAAGAGAGACCAAAACACAATCACGCGTCTCATATGGCTGATGCTTTGAGGTATGCATTATATTCTTTCGAGACGAGCGCGACTACCTTCTAGCATTTGAAAAATAAATCTTGACTTTTGGTCATATAGTTGATATAATTGATAATATAAAGTGGAATTAAAAAGAGACTTAATAAAATACATAAGGGATAAAGCAAAATCCAAGTACAAGAAAACAGATAAATGTTTTATCTGTGGAGAAAAAACTAATTTAGACTTTCACCATTTTTACTCACTGACAGAGTTGTTTAACGAGTATATGGAAAAGCATAACTTAGAGATAACTACAGAAGAAGAAATTCTGAAAGTACGAGAGAAGTTTATAGAAGAAAACTTCGAAAAGATATATAACAAAGCTGTTACTATATGCCATAAACATCATTTGAAGTTACACTCAATTTATGGAAAGAAACCAAAACTTGTAACGGCAGAGAAACAAGAAAGATGGGTGAAAATTCAAAGAGATAAACATGGCATGGTATGATTTTTTAACAGGCGGAAATAAAAGTGTGGAGGAAAAATTAAATCCTGCACAGTACATTATTTCGAGAGATGAAGGACTAGAAGTTTCATCTCGTGAAGTTGTTACTAACTATCGTGATGCTTATGAGAAACTAGAAGTAGTAAATCGTGGCGTAAATATGATAGTTGATGATGTTGCTGAAATACCTTTTGATTTTGATGGAAAGATAGTCGGCCAAACACCCATTATTAAAAATATAAGACAATCACGAGTAAATTTAATTCTAAATTACGAACCTAATCCTTATCAAGATATAAGTTCTTTCAAAAGAAACCTTATCGTAGATTTATTACTAGATGGTAATATATTTATCTACTTTGACGGAGTTCACTTATATCATTTACCTGCAGAAAAAGTTAAAATACATACTGATGATAGAGAGTATATCGAAAAGTATGAATTTGATTCCTCTATCGATTATCAGGTAAACGAAATCATTCATATAAAAGAAAACAGTTTTCACTCTATTTATAGGGGTGTACCTAGACTCAAGCCTGCATTTAGAACAATGAATCTACTTGCTAACTTGAGACATTTTCAGGATAACTTCTTTAAGAATGGTGCGGTACCGGGATTAGTATTAAAAAGTCCGAATACTCTTTCTGAAAAGATCAAAGAAAGAATGTTACAATCATGGACAGCAAGATACAATCCAGTATCAGGAGGTAGAAGACCTCTAGTATTAGATGGTGGATTAGAAGTTGACAAACTAACAAATGTTAATTTTAAAGAACTAGATTTCCAAGATTCAATTAAGTCTTGTGAAAGAATTATCTTAGAAGCTATGGGAATACCACCAATCCTTATGGACGGTGGAAACAACGCAAATATAAGACCTAATCATAGGTTATACTACTTAGAAACAGTACTACCTATAGTTAGAAAAATTAAGTATGCATTAGAAAGATACTTTGGTTTCGAAGCAAATGAGAATGTATCAGGAATACCTGCTTTACAGCCAGAACTAAGAGATCAAGCTTCTTATTATGCAACACTTGTAAACACAGGAATCATGTCTCCAAATGAGGCTAGAGAGGCATTAAGATTAGAAAGAGTAGACGGATTTGACGAGCCTAGAATACCTGCAAACATAGCAGGTTCAAGTGCAAATCCAAGCGAAGGTGGAAGACCACCAGAAGAGGAACAAGAAGAAGATGAATAGAGTAGCAATTTTAAAACAAATCTCTGAGTATATGGTAAAGAAAGGTAAGTTTCTTTCTATGAATGAATATATGCAAGAGACAGATACACCTGCTAATTTTTACCTTGTAAGAAAACTATGGGGAAGTTGGTCAAGACTCAAGCAACTTATGAGATCTAACCACCCAGACTTATGGGCTGCCATGGAATCAGGTGAAGGTTTAGTAGAACCAGTTGTCGAGAAAAAGACAACTAAGCCAGCTAAGAAAAAAGCTGTTAAAAAAGAGGAAGAATAATGAAGAAAGTATTTCATATAACTAGTACTTTTGAAAAGTCGAATCTTCAAGAAGACGGCTCAATAACTATTAAAGGTTTAGCTAGTACTAATGCCTTAGATAGAACTGGTGATATAATTGATCACAATGCTTGGAAAGACGGTGGTTTAGATAACTATGGGGATAACCCAATTATTCTTTTTAATCACGACTATAATAGACCGATTGGTAGAGCAAAATATTGCGATGTTACACAAAACGGTTTAGAATTAGAAGCAAAAATTTCTAAGTCTGCTGGAGACATAGTAGATTTAATTAAAGACGGTGTCCTTGGAGCCTTTTCCGTTGGTTTCAAGGTCAAGGACGCTGATTATAACAAAGAAACTGACGGATTTTTTATAAAAAGTGCTGAACTTCTAGAAGTATCGGTGGTAAGTATTCCAGCTAACCAAACTGCTACTTTTTCAATAGCTAAATCATTTGACAATGATAGCGACTATGAGAAGTTCAAGTCACAATTTAACAAGGCTCACTCTGTGGAGTCAGTTATAACTGACAAAACTGAGCAGCCAAGTGCCGCAAATGCGGAAAATATGGAGAAAGATATGTCAAAAGACAATTCAAGTCCAGAATTTGATCTGAAGGCATTTGCTGAAGAAGTTGCAAAGAAAACTGCAACTACTATTGCTATGCAACAAGCAGAGCAAAAAGCAAAAGAGGACGCAGAACTTCAAAAGTCTGCTGAACTCGAAGCTGAAGCAAAGGCTGTTCAAGAGGCAAAAGAGGACGAACAGAAAACTATTATCGAAGCTGGATTATCTGGCGCCGAGAAATTAGTGAATGATGTCGAGCAAAGACTATTAGAAAAGAACGAATCTCTACATGATGTAGTTGCAGAACTACAGAAAGATTTAGCTGAGAAATCAGAAGAAATCTTAAGTATGAGAGAGTCTAAAAGAGTATTCTCAGGAAGAGGCAACTCCGATTGGAAAACAACTCATGAAAGTGAGATTATGGACGCTAAAGTTCTTTCAGTTATTACTGGACAGAAAGGAATCGACAGCACTTCATATGGACAAAGCGTAATAGAAAAAGTTAACACAGATTCAGGTGTTGCAGTTTCATCTGCAGACTTCGAACAAGTTGTTTCAACTGGAGTAGAAAGAGACATTCAAAACGAACTAGTCTTAGCTCCTCTATTTAGAGAAGTCCCAATGACAAGTGCTTCAATGATTATGCCAATTCTACCAGATGCAGGTTACGCTGAATTTGTATCAAGTGCAGGTACTGGTGACGGTGCAAGCCCACACGGTAACTTATCACAAAGAGGTGATACTTATGTAACTACTGGTGATAGAGGCGGTATCGACTTAACAGAGAAAACAATCACTGTTAAAAAGTTGATTTCAAAATCATTCATTGGAAATGAAACAGAAGAAGATGCTATCATGCCAATTCTACCATTAATCAGAGAGTCAATGGTTAGAGCTCATGCAAGAGGTATCGAAAACGCTATCTTATTTGGTAACAATGCTCAAGGTACATATACATCAGGTATTTTTGATGGACTAGTTCACAAAGCTACTGATGCTTCAAATGTAGTCGTAGGTTCAGAGGCAGCAGCATCTGATAAACTTACATCTCTTGAGTTATTAGAAATGAGAAAAAATATGGGTAAATATGGTGTTAACCCACAAGAAGTTGTGTATATTGTATCACAAGAAGCATACTACAACTTACTAGAAGATGCTAACTTCCAAGACGTTAACTTAGTTGGCGACATGGCAACAAAGCTTTCTGGTGAGATTGGTCAGGTCTTCGGATCTAGAGTATTAATCTGTGATGAGTTCCAAGCAAGAGCAGTTAATAAAACTCACGCTGTAGCTTTATATGCTAGAAACTTCATTATGCCTAGACTAAGAGGCGTTACAATTGAATCAGACTACGACGTTGAAAATCAAAGAAGAGTACTTGTGGCTTCACAAAGACTTGGATTCGATGACATTATCGGCAGTTCTGACGCAGTTGTTATCAGAAACTACAAATCTAGTTAATAGATTAATTATGGTTTTGTGGGTTTACCTTAAAACCCACACTTTTTTAATATGGCAGATTTAGTAACAGTACAAGATTATAAAGACGCAGAAGGGCTGACTGGAGCTAAAGATGACGATCGCCTAAATATTTTAGTACCTCAAATTTCAGAATTAGTAAAGAAGTATTGTGGTACAAGTTTCGTTGATTTTTACAGTTCTGATAAAACAGAAACTTTTAACATTACAGAGAGCACATCAGTTATAATAGTAAGTGAAAGCCCTCTTGTAAGTGTTACTTCTGTAAAGGAAAGGGATAATCCTACGGATTCTTACACAACATTAACAGTAAATGAAGATTATTATGTTGATACTACTTTTGATGCTGTAAGAAGAATTACTGGGAATAGTTCTAAGAACTTTCAGAAGGGATTTGGATCCGTACAAATTGCATATCGATCTGGCTATTCGGCTGTTCCTTCTGATCTCAAATTAGCAGTATTTGACCTAATTACATACTACTTACGAGACGAGCATAAGACAAGGAGAACAATACAGGGTGCGACACTTGAATCACAAGGTACTTCAAGTGTTAGAGGTAATACTGATTTTCCAGATCATATAAAAAGAGTGCTTGACTTGTATAGAGTAGTTGTATGAAGGCAGAAAGAAAGAAGTATTTAAAAGATTTTGATGATTTTGTAGGAAAAAGACTTGCGTCTGGTATCGCAAGAGCTGAAATTCACATAAGAATACAAGACTGGGAAGG